ACGATGGGGAGTCTACGGAGACCTGGCTGGCGAGGCGCGAGAGGGTGAGGCTGACCGCCGCGAACGGGAATGGCATGGGGATGCCGCTGACGATAGCCGCTCTGTTGATTGGGGAGACTACGCCCCTGCCATCGCTCGCTGGGAATCAGTTATGGGAAGACGTGCCCCTGCCCCTACCGAGCCAACCGGACGCAATGGCGGACACCGCCTGAGCCCACGCTTCACGGAATGGATGATGGGCCTGCCTGACGGGTGGGTCACGGATCCGGCTATCGGCATCAGCCGTAACGAGCAGCTCAAGGCGTGCGGGAACGGCGTCGTCCCACAGCAGGGAGTGGCCGCCATCCGGGCCATGTTCGCGGCCTTCCAATCACAAACACTCAAGGAGGAATCATGACCAAGTTCAAACTCAACGACGTTGTCCGCGTCATCGCCCACCCCTCCGCGTTCTTTGACCATGTCGGCACCGTGACTGCGATCGACGCCACCGACTACCCGTTCGAGGTGGTGGGCATCGACTACTACCCGCTGTCGTTCGCCGCTGACGAGCTGGTGCTCGCTGAGCGGCCCTCCACCACAACCGAAGGAATCCAGTCATGACCAATCCCACCCACCCCGCATGTGGCAAGAGCTACCCAGGCGGAAGCACGACCGGTCACTGCTCTGGCTGCTGTGAAACATTCATTGGCCTCACCGCATTCGAGGCGCACCGCGTCGGCGCGCACGGCATTGACCGCCGCTGCGAAATCACGGACAAGCACTGGACCGATGACCGCGGCTACTGGCATGTCGGCGCCAAACTGACCGACGAGCAGAAGTCGGCAATGTGGGGAGCGAAGGAATGACCCGCTCACCGCTGGACGCTCTCAGATCTGAGAGCCTAATGGGCGCTCAAGGTACCCGTGGAGCCTGCGGGAATTGCGAGGCCCCCGATGGCCCACCCAGCACCCGCGAGCAATGGAAGTTCAAAGGACGCGAAACACTCTGGGGCGGTTACGAATTCCTCGTCTGGACACGACAGGACGGCAAGCGGTTTACGCGGTGCGTGAAGTGAGGCGCACCAACGCATCTGCCAAGAAGGCCGGATCCAGTTTCGAGCGATCGACTGCCGATTATCTAGCCCTTGTCGTGGACGACCGCATAGACCGCCGCGTCAAGAACGGCGCCAAGGACCGCGGGGACATTGGAGGGGTTCGCATCCATGGCCAGCGAGTCGTCCTCGAATGCAAGAACACCGCGAAAACCAACCTAGGACCATGGGCAACTGAGGCCGAGATTGAACGCGGCAACGACGACGCGCTGGCTGGCGTCGTGATTCATAAGCGCCACGGTAAGGGCGCGCCAGAAGACCAGTGGGTGACTATGACGCTGGCAGACTTCGCCGCACTGGTGACTGGCAGCCGTGACCATATCAATGAGGGGGACGAATGAGCTTCGAAGCGAAGTATGCCGGGTGGTGCGCTGAATGCGATGACCGAATCCACTTAGGCGACGACATCACCTACACCGACGACGCCGGAACTCTCGTGCATATGGACTGCGAAACCTCAGCCCAGCCCGAGCGGAAGGCCAAAGTCTGCGGCAAATGCTGGCTGACTAAACCGTGCGATTGCGAGGAGGACTGAATGAGTGACTGCACTTGCTATGTGACAGATGAAAAGTATTGGTTCCGCTATTGGAGTGCAGTTGAGCCCGGATCTCAGATGGAACCAAACCCTGACTGCCCCGAGCATTTCCCCCGCGCAGCGAGTCCAGCTATCGACATTGACAGCGCCGCGCTGATTGCACATCTGACAGCAGAGCGCGACAGGGCGCGGGAAGATGCCGGGGTCTACAAGTACCGCATGGAGCACTACGAACGCGAGATGTACATCTACCTGCGGAAATACTCCGGAAGAGAGCCATTCAATATAGAGGCCGCCGCACGCAGGCTACAAGCCAACACGCATGACAGTTGGGAGAACTCGAAGGACTGGGAAGACCTGACGGAGCAGGAGAAGGACGGGTGGCGGAGGCGAGTCATGGCTGTCATGGGGGATCGCGCATGAGCCTGAATGACCATATCCACCAATTATCGAGGCCTCATCTGCGCACCGCCCCGGACGGCAGCCTGCGACACGCGCCGGCACTGCTGGACGAACTGCGGGCAGCTGTGACGCCGGGGCACGCGGGTTCGGCTGGCGGTGGCACGAGCGGCCCGCCGATCCCGATCAACCCGAACGCGCTTGACCTTCTGACCGAGATAGAAACCGAAGCGCGCCGGGACTACTTTGCGATGACCGAAGCCCCATGGTCCGGCGACTTGGACGCGCTGCTGATCCGATTCACAATGATGGACATGACCCAAGAATGGGACAACTACCTGACCCACGTCACGTCCGATTGGGTGGACCGCATAACCGCGATGCTGTGGCCCGTCAGGCCGCGCCGGAAGTTGACAGGCAAGGTCTGCCCGGCGTGTGGCTGGGCAACCTACGGCGACGAGCGCAAGGTCTGCCTGTCCCTCGGGTGCTGGGACGACGACGGCAATATGCGCAAGATCGGCGAATGGGACATTGAGTGCGCATCGTGCGAGGCTGGATGGGCTGGCGATCAGGTGGCCTACCTGCTGCGGGCGCTCGACACGCCTACAATCGAACAGGAGGTAAACGCATGACGGCCAAAGAGTCGAAAGCCTACGCGCCAGATGTCTACTACAACTGCGATGACATCGACTGCTGCTATGACGGTTCGCCCCAGGTCATATGCAAGCACTGCAAGCAGGACTGGCCGTGCGACGACTACCAAGAACGCCACACTCTAAAGCAGATCAACGCGCAGAAACGATGGGTTGTCCGCGTCAAGCATCGAGTGGAATACCCCGATCTCATTGCGTATCGCTACAGGGAAGACGAGATAGCACCATGAGCGCCGACATGCCGGATGTTGCAGAAGTGGCATAAGTCGCGTATCGTTAGTCACGCCTTGGATGTTCGGGCGAATCATACGGGCCAATCCCTCACGGATTGGCCTTTGTTGTTTAATCTGAACCCACGACTTGAAGCCCTCGCCTATCCCCCATAACGGCGAGGGCTTCATTGCGCCCGGACTTCCACCCGGGCAGGGGTGAAGGTATCCAAGCCTACGCAACAGGGTGCGAGACCCTACGCCCCACTGGTACGAAAGCGCCCCACTCAAGTTGCGTCAACGCACACGCTGGGCGAGCGAGTAGTGCCAACCCACCAAGGAGGCCCGGTGACTATCCGCATGATCTGGCGCCGAATCGTGTGCGCCATCATCGGGCACGACTACACCGGACTCTTCCGCTGCCTCAGATGCCAAGCCGGGGACGACTGAGAGTTGATCGTCAACCGGTAAGGGGTGAGTGATGGCAAGAGAACTAGCCAGCACCACTAAGCGCGGCTATGGATCGGCGCATAAACGCGAGCGTGCCAAGTGGGAACCTATCGTCGCCAAGGGCGGCGTCAACTGCGCGCGCTGCCAACAACCCATCGCACCCGACCAGCCCTTTGACCTTGGCCACAACGACGACCGTACCGGATACAACGGCCCAGAGTGCGTGCCATGCAACCGAGGTGCAGGCGCACGCAACGCAACCGAAGTACGAATGCAACGTCAACAGACCATCACCCGCGACTGGTAACCAAGTAAAAGCCCCGCATCTGCGTCAACAGATCGGGGCCGTGAACGAACTAATCAGGAGTTCGCTATGTCAAAGCTTACATGCACCATGCCCGAATGCGACCGGAAGCACCTCGCTAAAGGCATGTGCAAGATGCATTACTACCGAGTCAACCGCAAGCCGGAACCGATCCGCTACATTCCACGCACATGCACAGACTGTGGCGTCGACTACCAAGGATCACGCGGCGCACTGACAACCACATGCCCGCCATGCGCCAAGGTCAGATCAATACAAAAGCGCATGGCAACAATGGCTCAGCTTAGGGCCGAGAGGGAAGCAGCCAGGGCGCTAGTTCCCAAGCCCAAATATAAAAGGGTTTGCGAAATGTGCGGCTCAGAATATGAGACTGAAAATAATCTCCCCTCAAAATATTGCTCCAAATCCTGCTCGAAAGAATCTGGCGCCATCCGCGCTGGATGTAGGGACCGGACATGCAGGGATTGTGGCGGCAGGCTCGGCTACTTCAGTCTCGTCAGCCTATGTGAAGATTGCCGAGCCAAGACGATGCGAGCGGCACGCAAGGCCAGCAAGCATCGAAGACGCGCGCGCATCTACTCCGTCGAGTACGAGAGCATCAAGGTTGCCGACATATACGAGCGCGATGGCTGGCGATGTGGACTATGCCGCGGCAAGGTGAGTAGGCAGCACGCCTACCCTCACCCCATGAGCGCATCACTAGACCACATCGTGCCGCTCTCTAAAGGTGGTACGCACACCAAGGACAACACGCAGCTGTCCCATTGGTCGTGTAACCATCGAAAAGGAAACAAGCTCCAAGGTCAACCGCTGCTTTTTGGCTGACGGGGGTGGCTATAGTCCATTTCCAGCCAACCACGCTGCGAGCGACTCTGCCGGGTAGTCACTAACACACACAGAGCTTGGGGGGTGGCTGATGGATCGTTTGGGCGATCTGGTGAAGCTTCGCGCTGACCTTCTGGAGTGGCTTGATGAGGCCCCCGCAGACCGCAAGGCGGCTCTTGTGGCGCAGTATCGGGCCACCTTGGCTGAGATTGACGAGCTGGAACCGAAGGAGGCGGCGGGCGATGGCATCGACGAAATCGCACGCCGCCGCGCTGCTCGACGGTCCAGCACCCCCAAGAGTCCGGGTCGCTCCAAGCGCCAGGGCTAATGGCTGGGAGGATGTAGCAGACCTTGCAGCGAGTCTTGGGATGCCCCTTGATGACTGGCAGGAGCAGGCGCTTGAGGCATCAATGGGTGAGCGTGCAGATGGCAAGTGGGCTTCTAAGTTCGTTGGCATCTCAGCGCCGAGGCAGAATGGCAAGTCTCAGTTGATCGTCGCCCGCGCACTGGCGGGCATTCTGCTCTTTGACGAGAAGATGATCATCATCTCCGCTCACGAGACGGACACGGCGCGGGAGATCTGGAAGCGGCTCATTGATGTCGTGGAGGATAACCCGAGCCTTGAGGGCCGCGTGACCGGGCGGATGGACGCGATCAACCGCGAGTATCTGGCGTTCGGCAAGGGCGCTGACAAGCAGACAATCAAACTGAAGGCGCGCCGGTCATCTGGTGCGCGTGGGTTCTCCGCCGACTGCCTACTGCTGGACGAAGCTCAGATCCTTGGTAAGCAGCAATGGGGCTCGATTGTCCCGACAATGTCAGCGCGTCCCAACCCTCAGATGTGGTTGTTCGGCACGCCTCCAACTGAGACGGATGATCCGTTCGCTTTCGCCCGCGTCCGCGAATCGTCGGCAGCCAAGAAGGCTCGGCATTGCTGGCTTGAGTGGGCAGCGAATCCCAGTGACGACTATGACGACCCGGAGACTTGGGCGAAGGCTAACCCGGCCTATGGGGTGCGGATCTCCTATGAGGCCTGCGCCGATGACCGTAGCGCCATGGATGATGACCAGTTCGCTCGGGAGCGGCTGGGCATTTGGGATTCCGCTAACCGGGTCTCTCTTTTCGAAGAGGGCTCGTGGGAGAACGCGCGCAAGGAGTCCCGCCCCGAGGGTTTGACTGTGAACTCGCTTGCCATGGCCGTCTCCATTGACCTTGCTCACTCTGCCATCGTCGCCGGTTCCGAAGATCCTGACGGCGGCGTGTGGGTTAAGCCGCTGCATCATGGCCCCGGCACTAAGGGCGTCGTTGATCGCTGCGTGGAGCTTCAGGCAATGTTCGGTGTTGATGTCGTGGTGGACGGGCGTGGTCCTGGCGCTGTCTTGATCCCGCACCTTGAGAAGGCGGGCGTGAAGCTGCATATCGCCACTACTGGTGACGTGCTGGATGCGTTTGCCAACCTTGAGACGAAGATCCGCGACGGGCAGTTCTTCCATGTCGGCGCGCCTGAGCTTGACGCCGCGGCGGCTGGCGCTGTGCGCCGTCCGGTTGGCGACCGTTCAGCGCTGGGCCGTAAGAAGTCCGAGGCGGATATTTCCCCGCTTGAGGCTGCGTCCTTGGCGGCGTGGCGGGCTGGTCTCGCCCCGGTCAAGAAGCGTTCCAAGTATGAAGACGAAGACCTTTTGACGATCTAGGAGTTGCAATGAACCGCAAGGACAGACTGCTGCGTGCAGCCCATCTAGAGCGGTTCGTTGTCACTTTGACGACTGGCGAGACGTTCGACGGTTTGCTTGCGGATGCTGACGATAACAGCGTGAAGCTGGTCGGCGCGTATGCCGTATCGGACGCCGAGTCCGTCTCGGTTGACGGCGATTTGTACCTACCCCGCGACAAGGTCGCTTACATGCAGAATCCTGGGGGTAGGCCGTGATCGTTTCCGCTGGCAAGTCGTTGGGGTTCCCGGCGCAGGCGTTGGGCGAGACTGTCCCGTCGCTGTCTAATGGCTACTTCTACGCGACTAATGGCCTGAACCTTTCCGGGATTACGGCGACGTATGGCGCGCTGTATAAGGCGCAGCCGTCCGTGGCTACCGTCGTGGACAAGATCGCGGCCTCGGCTGCTCGGCTGACGGTGAAGGTCTGGGATAACACGCCGACAACCGGGCGCGTGGTGGATACTGCGTCTGCGTTTGCGAAGCTCATTTCCAATCCGTGCCCGGAGATGTCGCCGTTCAACTTCTACCGCTGGACTGTTGCGACGTATGAGATTTACGGGGAAGCTTTCTGGCTGAAGATCCGCAACTCGGATGGGGTTTGCATCGGCCTCCTGCCGATGCACCCGGCGCGGACGATGGTTCACCGCGACCTTGAGGGCAACGTTGAGTACGTTTTCACGCTCGGTGTTGCGTCTGCGGGGATCCTGCGGGTTCCGGAGTCTGACGTCGTGGCGTTCCTGCGTTACAACCCTGAGTCTCTGATGCGCGGCATGTCCCGCCTTGAGCCGTTGCGGACAACACTCCTGAACGAGGACGCCAGCCGCCGCGCTACGCAGTCCTGGTGGAAGCGTGGCGCCCGGCCGTCTGTGATCCTGACGCACCCCGGCGAACTGTCTCAGGGCGCGTCTGACCGGCTGAAGGCGTCGTTCGATGCACGGCACGCCGGCGCTGACAATATGGGCGGCACGAACGTCCTTGAAGAGGGCATGAACGCGCAGATTATCCAGCTCAACGCCGAAGAGATGCAGTACGTCGAGTCTCGGAAGTTGAATATGACCGAGGTTTGCATGGTGTTCGATGTTCCCCCGCCTGTCGTTCACATCCTGGACCACGCGACATTCTCAAACATCACGGAGCAGATGCGGTCCATGTATCGGGACACGATGAGCCCGCGGCTGGAAGACATCGAATCAACAATTGACCGGTCGCTGCGCTCAGAGTTCTTCCTTTCCGGTGAGCGTGAAGCCGAGTTCGACATGAGCGAAGTGTTGCGCGGCGACTATGAGACTCGGGTGGATAAGGCACTGGCAGCCCGTCAATCCGGTCTGATCACCGGCAATGAGGGCCGCGCCAGCATTGGTGAGCCACTGTCCGAGGATCCAGAGATGAATAAGATCTACGCGAACGCCGCGCTTATCCCACTCGGCTCCAAGCCAACGACACCCATCGCACCCGAGTCGGTAGCTACGGACTCTTCCGGGCTGCCGTCATTGGCAATCGGAGACAAGCCCAAGTCTGGACTTATACCCAAGGCGGTCACGGTTCGTGCCGTGATGGGAAAACTCGCACTGGTCAAGGGCAATAAGCCTGCGATCAGAGCAGCACTAGTTGAGCAGCACGCTACCGAGATGAAGAAGTTCTTCACCAAGCAGGGCGCGGCCGTAAAGGCTGCGCGTTCGGCTAAGTCTGTCGATGGATTCGACCCGGAAGAGTGGGACGACGAGTTGGCCGGCATCCTGGAACCGCTGGCTATTGCTTCGGCCACGTCTATCGGTTCGAGCGTTGCGCAGGTGCTTGGCGGGAAGTACAACCCGGAGCAGTTGGCGGACTGGCTGAAGAAGAACTCCGCCGAGTCCGCAACGAACATCAACGCGACCACGGCCAAGCAGTTGCAAGACCTACTGGACCGCACCGAGGATGACGAGCCGGACGTCGACGGGTTCTTCGATGACACCATGGCTTCCCGTGCGGACCAGATCGGCGGATCACGCGTGGGGATGCTGGTTGGGCTCGCCTCGATTGTCGCGGCGGAACAAAACGATGTTCGGTCTAAGACGTGGGTCACCACGGCGGCGAATCCTCGCCCGTCACACGCGGCGATGGACGGCGAAACTGTGGGGCTCAATGAGCCTTTCAGTAATGGCACGAACGGCCCCGGCGATTTCAGCGGCGGCGCCGATGAAGTAGCGGGTTGCACTTGTGACTTGCAGTTCTCAAAGGAAGGCTAATCATGGCGATCATCAAAAAGGATGCCACGATCACCAATACGGACGACGCCTTCCCCGGCTCGTTTGAGGTGATCCTGTCGGCGCAGACCAAGGACCGGGACGGCGACACGCTGCTCAAGGATGGGTGGAAGCTCCCGCTGCCGGATCACATCACCTTCGACCAGGATCATGAGATGTCGGTGAAGGGCACAGTCGGCTCGGGTGTCCCGCGGATTGACGAGGAAACGGGCAACCTGATCGTTTCAGGCACCTATTCCAGCCTTCAGCGGGCGCAGGATGTCAGGACGCTGGTCAACGAGGGCCACATCAAGACTACTTCCGTGGCATTCATGTCCGAGAAGACGCAGAAGGACGGATCCACCGTCAGCGTCCGCGAGCTTTTGAACGGGGCCTTTGTCTCGATCCCAAGTAACCGCGAGGCGCTGGTGCTGTCGTCCAAGAGCCTCAAGGCCGGGGCGCGCAACAGCAAGGCTGACGCTGAGAAGGTTCAGGGCATCCACGACACTGCCGCCGCGCTGGGTGCTGACTGTGGTCAGAAGTCCTTCAGTAAGAAGGATGCTGACACGGAGGAAACTGTCGATCCCGGCGCCGCGGCTCAGGCTGTAGACGCTGCCATCGATGAAGCGATTGACCTGTTTGCTTCGGTCGATCTCACAAGTTTGCCTGCCGAGGTTCAGCAGGCTATAGCACTCGTCCAGGCTGCTGATGCGGCTGTGGATGAACTCCTGGATGCGCTTGGCGTCCCGGACCCTGATGAAGATGCCGCCGCTTCCGGAGCCAACCCCACCCCCGCAGCCGGAGCCCCCGCGGCCCCCGCAGCCGGATTGAGGTCTGCCCCCGTTGCTGATGCTGATTCGGACGCAGTAACGGTCAAGAGTCTTGAAGAGCTAGCACTTCAGATTCAAGCCGCGCAATTCATCTAACCAATCTTCGGACCTGAACTGACCGCCTGACCGGGCGGTTTTTTTGTGCCCAAAAACTGAAAGGACAATTGCCATGTCGGCAGTTATCGAAGCCAAGCGCGCTATGGCGGATCTTGGCACCAAGGCTCAGGAAGTCCTGAAGGACTCCACCCTGACCAACGCGGAGAAGAAGACCCGGCTGGACGCCTACCAGGCGGACCTCAAGGGCTTCTCTGACACCATCGCCCTGCACGAGCAGGCCGCACGCCTGATCGGCGGCGGCGAGGCACCGGCTGAGGCCGAGGCCAAGGCTGCACCGAAGGGCGAGAACCGCTCATTCTCGAAGCAGGTCCTTGAGTCTGACGCCTACAAGTCGATGCTGAGTGGCGCCCATGGCGCAAGTGTCGAGGTCAAGGCTGCGGCCACCATCGACGAAGGTATCATTCCCGCCTACTCCGGTGGCGCTGGTCTTGCTGGAGCGCTCGTTGCCCCGCAGATCCTCAACAACATTGTGCCGCTGCTGTTCCAGACCCTCACCATCTCGGATCTGCTGGCTCAGGGCTCAACGTCTTCGACTTCCATCACGTACCCGATTGAGGCCGCATTCCAGGACCTCACCGGCACCGTGCTGGAGAAGGGCGCGATCCCGCAGCTTGACGTTACCCTGGCACGCCGTCAGGACAACGTTGTGAAGATCGGCAATATCTCGAAGCTCACCACCGAGATGTTCCAAGACGCTGAAATGTTCAAGTCCTACCTCGAAAACCGTATGGTCTTCGGGATCCAGCGCAAGGAAGAAGACCAGCTTCTCAATGGTTCCGGTACTGCCCCGAACCTTCAGGGCATCCTGAACCGTTCCGGCATCGCCCCGGCCATCGTGACCGCCGCGGGCCTGACTGCCGTCAAGATCATGGAAGGTATCTTCAACCAGATCACCTTCCTGCGCACCAACTCCTTTGTGGAGCCTGACGCGATTGTGATCAACCCGACCGACTGGCAGACGATCCGCCTTGGCAAGGACTCGCAGGGCCAGTACTACGGCGGTGGCCCCTTCACTGGCGCTTACGGCAATGGTGGTTACTCCAACGTGGCCGAGCTGTGGGGCTACAAGGTTGTCACCACGACCGCTGTTGCTCAGGGAACCGCCCTTGTTGGTGGCTTCAAGCAGTGCGGTCAGGTTTGGCGTCACTCTGGCGTCGAGCTGAACATGACCAACTCCAACAACAACGACTTTGAGACTGACCTGATCACTTTGAAGGCAGAGGAAAGGCTTGCTTTGAGTGTCTGGCGTCCCGCCGGCTTCGGCAAGGTCACGCTGACCGCGTAGCTAGACCCGTGCGGGGCTGGCGATCCCAGCCCCGCACGTTCCACCGCAACAACTTAGAAGGAGTGCGTAATGCCTACCGACTATGTCGAGGATTACGAAGAGTTGACTGGCAAGAAGCGTGAGAAGTTCGAGGTTGAGACGAAGGTTGTCACGCCCCCGGACGATACGCCGATCTTCAATGCCACCGAGGCCGAAACTAAGGGCAAGTAGGCCATGGCGGATCTTGCCACCGTTCAGGACTTGAACGACTTTTCACAACTGGCGCTTGATCCGACGGACACTTCGGCGGCGTTCCTGTTGAAGGTCGCGTCTGGCATGATCCGCCGATACCTTGAGCAGGACATCACGGTCACGACGGGTGATGTTGAGTACGCGGACCCGCTGAATGGCCAGGTTGTGCTACTCCGGCAACTGCCTGTCACGTCCGTCTCGCTGGTGGAGACCAGTACGGATGGCGGCGTGACGTGGACGACGGTTGCGCCGGCCAACTATACGGTGTCCCGCAAGCAGGGCATCGTGGCTGCGAAGCCGTGGACCGGCATTCAGTGGGGCGGCGATCCGGAGTCGTGGCGCATCACATACACGCACGGCTGGGCGACGGTCCCGGATGAGTTGAAGGGCGTTGCGTGCAGTATCGCGGCGCGGTTCTATTCGACGCCTGCCGGGATTGACATGGAACGCACGGGTCAGCGCCAGGTGAAGTACAGCCTAGAGTCTGCCGGATTCTCGGGCATGGAAGCCATGGTGTTGTCTGCGTTCCGCAACCCGAGGCTTGCCTGATGGCGCGGCCTTTGGGGCGCGAGACGATCACTGTCCAGCGGGCCCCGCAGGTCATGAATACTTACGGCGACACTGTCCCGGACTGGTCCGGGACGCTGACGCAGACCGTTTACGCGGGCTGCGACGTTCAGCCGGGCACGACTCAGGAATACCTGATCGGGCGCGACAACACACTTGTGGCATGGACCGTCTTCCGATCCGGCGTCACCGACGTGACCGAGTTCGACCGCGTCCTGTATGCCGGGCGCGTCTATGAAGTGTACGGACACCCGGCTAGGAATAAGTCCTACTCGGGGCGTCAGGACTTCACCGAGATTGTTCTCAAGGATTGGAGCGGCTAATGGCTGACATCAAGGTTGAGATAAGCGACGAAGCGGCCCGCGCACTCCTGAACTCCCCCGAGGTGAAGGCGGACCTGTTGCGCCGCGCACATGCGATTGCACGCGCTGCCGGGGATGGCGCCTATGACGTGTCTGAGGGCCGCACGCCGACGCGTGCCCGCGTGTCTGTTGGTACGGGTGACCATACTGCGCGCAAGGCTGAGGCGACCACTCGGGCGCTGACCAAGGCTCTGGACGCTGGCCGTGGCTGAGGCGGTCCTGTTCCGGGATGTTGAGGACTTGGTGTGCACGTTCCTGCGGGCGCGGCTGAGTGCGGCCTTTCCGGGGCTTGACGTGTTCCCTGGCCAGTTGTTCCCCGGCGCACCGCAGATCGGCATACGGGTCCCCACCGCGCGCCCGGACGAGTTCATTCGGATCCTCCGAACGGGCGGGCCAAAGGAAACCTTGGTTTCCGAGGCGGCTCAGATAACCGTCGAGGCGTGGGCAAAGTCCGAAGCCCGTGCATCCCTACTACTTTCCCAGTGTCGGGCGTTGCTCAACGCTGCGGACGAAACCATTTACGGGGTCCGCGAGTTCAGCGGCCCCGCCAACCTACCTGATCCTCTATCGGCGCAGATCCGCTACACGATGAGCTTCCAGGTCCGTTCACGCGGCACGGTAATAAGCGCGTAACCACTAACCCAAGGGTCCGCAAAACACCTTGGAAGGGGTCGGCCACATGGCTAACTCAAACACAAATGTCATCGTTGGCAAGCCCCTGGTGACAGGCGGCGTGCTTACCGCACCCGTAGGGACCCCGCTCCCGACTGACCCGCTGGCCGCCCCGAACGCCGCATTCAAGGCTGTCGGGTACATCACCGACGCGGGCGTGGTGAAGTCCGAGAAGCGCAACACCGGCACGATCAACGCTTGGGGTGGCGATACCATCGCGGCCACGTCCAAGGGTTATGACGTGACGATCAAGCTGGACCTTGCTGAGTTCCTGAACTCTGTAACCCAGTCGCTTGTCTACGGCACGGCGAACGTTGTTGCTACGGCTGCGGTTGCTGCTATCGGCACGCCGGTCCTGACGCTGGGCACCACTTCCACCACGGGTGGCACGCTCGCTGCTGGTACTTACTTCTGGAAGACTACGGCGATCAACGGCTCCGGCGAAACCGTGGGTTCCAACGAGGTCACTGCGACCACGACCGGCGCTACGTCTTCGCAGCCGCTGAGCTGGGTTGCGATCACCGGATCGACCGGATTCAAGGTCTACCGTGGCACCGTAGCGGGCGCTGAGAACGTCTTGGTTGCGACCCTCGGGCTCGTCACCAGCTACACGGACATCGGGTCCGCTGGCACCACCGGCACCGTCCCGTCTGTGGGGTCCACCGGCTCCAAGGGCAACCAGCTCAAGGTGACTGCGACCAGCGCGCCGACCCCGCACAACTCGTGGGTCTTCGAGATCATCAACGACGCCAAGAAGGTCCGCCTCGTCGTCCCTGACGGCAAGGTCATGGACACTGGCGACACCACGTTCAAGGATGACCAGATCGCCGCGGCGGCTCTGACCTTGCAGGCATTCCCGGATTCTTCGGGTGCCTACTACTACGTCTACACCGACGACGGCGTGCGCCTGTAGCACGCCCCTCTAACTGGGTGGCCGGGGTTGTCATGCGGACCCTTGCCCCGGCCACCCGCACCACCTTCCCATAACGAGTCCGCAAACCTCTAAGGAGTCCGCAAATGGTTTTTCAGGTTCCCCCGTCTCAGGCGTCTATCAAGCAGAACCGGTTCGAGTTCAGCCTTCCCGGATCAAAGAAGGTTTACAGCGTCCCGAAGCTTCAATTTCTGAAGCCCTCCCTCGCGCTCAGCTTCGATGATATGAACGAGGCGCAGGCGGCCCGCGCGCTCTTCAGTACCTACCTTCCCGACGCCCTTGAGTTGCTCGAAGATTCAACGCAGCTTCAGGCGCTCATGGAGGCGTGGCAGGCGGATTCTGAGGGTGTCGGCGTGGGGGAATCCAAGGCCTCTGCCGACTCCTAAGGGAGCACGGCGAGGCCATCGAGTACGAACTTATCCGGCTGGGTTTGCGGCTCTCCTGGCTGGGCACTGAGGCGCTGACGTGGCGCGATCTGTACGTGATCGTGAAGCAGTCCCCCACTGATTCCGCCATTCACCGATCCATGGCGGGCCCCGATC